GCGCCTTTCGGTGGAATTTCCAGTAAGCCATCGTGATCGGTGAGGGTGATGGACAGTGTGTCAGCCTCGTCGCCCGGGCTTTCGTCCAGTGTCAGGTCGATAAGACGGCCGTTCAGTTTTGGGGTGATGTTCTGGCCATTCACGACCAGCCGGTAATCCGGCGCCCGGTGTTGCATCAGGCTACACCTTCATTGCGCCGGGGCTGGTAGAGGCCCAGCCCTATCGCCGCGTCACGGCTGGTCGCGGCCTGGTCCCGGAAGGACTGGAAATCGTCGTCATCCACCCGCACCAGTTTTATGGTGAAATCGATCTTTCGGGGCACGCCGTCTGCAAAGAACACGGTGCTGGTTTCGTCTACGCCGGTGATGCTCCAGAACCCATAAACCCGGCCAGAGCCTTCGATCAGTGGCCATGCTTTGCCGTTGTCCGCCATGATGCGAACGTCGTCCAGGGTAACGCGCCCGCCGGTGACCTCCGGGTGCAGGGTGCCAGACAAGGTGATGGAGTCTTCACCCGGACCCAGGTACTGGTAGGCAGGGCGCTGGCCAATGCGGCTCTGGCTCGGGTGGCGCCACTGGCTGCTGCGCTGCAGCTGCTGGTAGGGCAGGGATTTAACCTCGAACACGAACATGCCCAGGGTCATCATCATGGCGATTACTCCCGATCGTAAAGGGCGCTGCCGGCGCGGTTGGCTTTGCGGCGGTCTCGGTCCCGGAGGATACGTTCAATCTGAGCGGCAATTTCCCGCTCGTCCTGGCCTGGCGCCCCGTATATCTGGAACGTATATTGATCCCCGGAGGCTTGGCCTGATGCTTGGGGTTGCGATGCAACTGGCGCTCGGTCATCGAACTGAACGCTTCCAGCGGCTGCTGGCAGGGTGGACGCACCAATAGCAATGCCTGCACCCACCTGGCGTACACGTTTCCCGAAGCCGCTGACCTGCTTGAGGGTATTCGGCTCCTGCTTCTGGATACCCCGGCGGTAACCCTCCAGGGTATCCTGGCCGGCACTCATGAATACCCGGGAAGGTGACTTGATCCCTAGCACATCCTTGAACCACCCGATGGTTTGCTTGCCGGCATTAACGATCGTGTCCTTGACCTTTTTAAGGCCGCCCATGAGCCCGCCCACAAGCCCGTCCAGGATCTGCTTTCCGAAGCCTGTGAAGGTATTCGGCAGCTCCACACCGAACCAGCTGAAGACTTTACTGAATGCTTTATAGAACAGCCCCAGGGGCGACCAGTTCAGGATGAGTTTACCGATTCCCCCAAGGCCACCACTGAAGGCTGTTTTGACGTCGCTCCACAGCCCCTTGAACCAGCTGGCGATGCCGTCCCAGTGTTTGTAGATCAGGTAGGCGGCCGTTCCAATGGCGACGATCAGGGCACCGACCCCGGTGGAGATCATCACCACCTTGAGTACCTTGATGGCCGCGCCCACGGCCCCAAGTGACGACACCAGGCCATAGACAGCGGTGCCGGCCACAAACAGCGCCTTGGCCATGCCGGCAATGGCCATTATGGGTTTCATGGCTAGGATCACAGCGAGGACCATGCCGAGATTGTCGAAGCCGCCCACCATCGATGCCAGATTGCTGGTGATCACACCCAGGGTTTTTGCCGTTGATGCCGCGCCCTTGGCGATATCCTTCAGGATCGGTACCGCGTTCTTCAGTTTTGTGCCGAACTGTTTGGCGAATTCCTGTACCTGGCCCTTGTTTTCTTTCATCCATCCGAAGAGGTCTTTCATAAGCGAGGTGATCGCTGGCTGAAGCTCCGCTCCTATGACATTCTTCATGCCCTTCATGCCGAGCTGCACATCGAGAAGAGCGTCTTTGAATTTCTCGGAACCCCTGGCCGCGTCGTCTGTCATCGCGTAGCCGGTTGCCCTGGCATCCTTGCGCAGCTGTTCCATCCCCGCACTGCCGTCTTTCATCATGTTGACCATGGCCACGCCTTCGCGGCCGAACAGCTGGGCGGCCAGGGCTACGCGTTGTGACTGGTTTTCCACGGAACTCAGCCGGTCAGCCACTACGCCCAGGCTGTCTTCGGGGGTCATTTGGGAGAGGTTTTCAGCGGAAAGTCCCAGTTCTTCGTAGGCTTTTTTGGCCGCGCCAGTGCCCTGAGTCGCTTCACCCATTCGCTTAACGAACCGCTCCAGGCTGGAGTCGAACTTCTGGGTTGATACGCCCGATCGCTCGGCTGCGTACCTCAGTTCCTGGAATGGGCCCAGGGCAATGCCGATCTTGTCACCGGTTTTGGCTACTTCATCGCCCAGCGATGCGGTGGAATTGGCAATGCCGAATACACCTGCAGCTGCCCCGCCACCTAACAGCGCAGCTCGCCTTCCGAAACGTCCGACTTCGCTTGTCATGTTGTTGAACTTGCCGGAAACGTCCGCTTTGCCTAGCTGTTCCAGGTAGCGCTTTTGGCTCTGGATTCTATCGTTTGTCCTGCCGATGTTTCCTGCCAATTCCCGCTGTTTTTGACCGAGTTTGCTCGTAGAGATCCCAGCTTCATCAAGACGCTTACGGGAATCGTTCAGGTTTTTCCGATATCGGTCATTTTCTCGATTCAGGGAATTCAGCTGCTTATCTGTTGTTCGAATCCCTTCCTTATATTTCTTTATTGAGCTGTACGACCTGTCCTGCTTTGTTTCCAGCTCTGCAAGCCGTTTGCTGGCCAGCTGATAATCCCTGACCAAGGCGGTTGATGGCTCTTTTGTCCGCTGCATTTGGGATGCCAAAGAACGCTGGGATAATCGCGCCTCTTTCGTCTTGGCCTTCAGCTCGTCATGCGCCGCCCTTTGTTTTTCCAGGGATTGAGAGTAGTTCTCTTGGGCAGACTTGGTGGCCTTGAGGCCCTGCTGAACAGACCTCAAACCAGCCCTGGCAGTTCTGTATGCCTGAATATTGCCCTGATGACGCTGTAGCTCACGGGTTTCCGCCTGGGCCTGCTTCAGGGCCCGGGCGGTACCGGTGGTGGTGGCGGTTACTTTCTTGAGGGGTCCGGTGATCTTCTCTCGGGCGGCAAGAACAACCTTCAGGTCGAGGTTCTTGGACATCATTCCTCCGGCTGGCTTCGCTTGCGGGCGTGTTCCCGCCACTCCATGAGCTCTGAGATGGGCATGTCTGCCATGTCTGACGGCCGCCAGTGAAAGATGGCGGCGATGTCAGCCATGGCCTCGTCAACGCGGCGTGGAATTACCCCTTCAGCCGCTTCGGCAGCAAAAAACCGGCGATCTCACTGCCACAGGCGGACAGGTCCGCCGGGTCCATTTCCCGCAGGTCCTGGTCTGTCAGGGTGGGGTTGCTGATGCGGGGCAGTACCTTGGAGATGCTGTCCACTTCCATGTTGATTAGGTCCGCCAGGGACAGGCCCCGTAGCTCTCCGGACACGGGCTTGCGCAGCGTCAGCTTTTCAATGTTGCCGCCTTCGCGCTTGATGGGCGTTTCCAGCTCGATGGTTGCAGTTACAGGCTTGCTCATGATTCAGGGTTCCTTACAGGCCGATGTTGCGGCGGTGTTCGGCCAGGCGATCCTGACCGCGAATGCGCTCCACCATGCCGGGTACGTCGATCTCTACCACTTCCTCACCGCCGATGGTGAGCTTGTAGTAGCTGAGGGTGGTGGTGACAGACAGGGTATTGTCGCTGCCGGCTTCCGCGTCACCCATGGCGATCTCCCGGTGACGGCCACGAACCACCACTTCCACGGGAAGGGTTTCGCCGGTGTCGTCGCGCTGGTAGCTGCCGGCGAAACGGAGCAGGTCGCTGTCCAGCTGGCTGGTGCCGAAGTTGTCGAAGATGCCCGGGATGATGCCCGCCGGCGTCCACTGGAATTCCATTTTCTCCATGCCCATGTCGATATCGACGGGCATGTTCATGCCGCCGCCGCGGAACTCTTCCATCTGGCGAACCATGGGCGGAAGGGTCAGGGAGGCGATCTGGCCTTGCCAGTTATCGCCGTTTCCGAACAGGTTGAAGTTCTTCAGCTTCTTGGGAAGTGCCATGGTTCAGCTCCTTATGCGTTCACGCTGGCAGCGAAATCAGCCAGGTACTGGTCGGTGATCCGCTGACGGAACAGCAGGTTTTCGAGCGGCGGTACCGGGGTGTAGTCGTAATCGATGTACAGCTTGCCCGCCTTCAGGGTGTCCTCGGTGTTGATGTCCGGATCCAGCCAGGCGTTGGCGCCGACGATCAGACCCAGCAGCTTCATCTCGCGGAACTTGGCGTTGATGCCTTCCAGGATGTCTTTGGCCAGTGACGGGTGCAGCGGCTTGTCGACGGCCCACATGTGGGCCTCGGCGATGGTGTCAGCCAGGATCTGGGCGGTACGGGTGTAGTTCTCGAACTGGAACAGCGGATCCGCGCTGCAGGTGCGGGAGCCCCAGAAGCGGAAGCCATTACGCTGGATGAGCGTGGTGATTTCGTTGGCGTTCAGTAGGCCGGCGTCGGTGTTCGGGTCCTGCAGATCCCAGTGCACGTCCTTGTCGATGCCGGTGACGCCGTTCACCGCGACGTTGGACAGTGTCTTGTGCCAGCCCACCTGCTGGTCGATCTTGGCACGCAGGCCCAAGGCCCGGGCAACGGCGTAGGCGCGTTCGGTGGAGGCGGTGTTCACGTTGAAGGCGGTGAAGTCCGGCCAGATCAGCATCAGCTCACGGGCGCCAAAGCCGTCGCGATACAGGATCGCATCGGAGATGGTCTGGCTTTCATGGGCGTAGGCGTAGCAGAAGGCCCGCAGTTTCTGGGCGATGATCACCAGCTCGGCGGTGACGTTCTCGGTATCCAGGCCAGGTACGCCCAGAATGCGCGGCTTCACACCCAGGTTTTGTTCGGCAGCCAGCAGTGCCTGCAGGCCGGTCTTCTTGCCTTCGGCGGTGGTGCTGCCAATGATGTTGGCTTCCGTGTCCTGCTCAGTCTCGCCCTCCGCAACGCGGATGATGACCATGATCGGTGAGGTCTGGTCGCCAATGGCGTCCAGGGCCTCGGGCAGGGTGCCGGTGGTTCCGGCATCGCCAATAGCGGCGCTGACTTTGGTGACCAGAACCGGAGTGTTGAGCGGGAAGGGCTCCGCTTCACCACCGGCCAGGCTGGTAAAGTCGATGGCGTTGACGATGCCTGTGCCGTCGTTGCCTGCATCCAGATCTGCCACCACCAGGGCGCCTGCTTCGGCGCTGGCGTTGACCGCTGCAACCACCTGGTCGGCCGTGCTGGTGATGCCGCCCTGGGCATCAGTGGCCAGGGATACGGTGATGTCCTTGCCGCTGACGGTCACTGCAATTACAGAACTCGCAGCGCCTGGGTCAACGTACCGAACACGGATGTTGTTGCCTGCCGTGCCCACGGCAGCAGCTGTGTAGATAGCGTCCCCGTTCTGGGCAATGGACTGAACAACGGCTTCAGCGGCCACGCCGGGCAGGGCGTCTGGGGCTGTCGCTACCAGGCCGATAATGGCGGTTGAGACAGTGCGAATGGTGCGGGTGCCTTCGTTAATCTCAAGCACCCGCACACCATGGTGGTATTGATCGGGCATGACGCCTCCTGGTCTGTTTTTGCCGGGGTATAAGTGCCATGATGAACCCTAAGGGCGAAGCTACCAGCGGCTTTTATTGTCTGCAGGTGCTCAACAAAATCAGATGACCTCCCGCTCCGCGTAATCCGCCATATCCTCCAAAATGCCCCGCCGGATCTCCCGCGATTCGCAGTGCTTCAGATACCCAATAAACGAGGCCCAGGAGGATCGCACCTCCTCACGCGCAACCCGCCCTTGCCGATACCCTTTAACCAGCCCTCGCATTCGGTACCGGGCCCGCTGAACATTGGCCTTTCTCGGCAGCACGTGGGTGTTCCAGGTGCGGTAACCGGCGAAGTTAATACCCTGGCTGGCCGGGTAAACGGTGCTTTTGGGGTTGATGACCAGCCCCAGCTCATGGTGCAGCCACGATTTCAGGTGGTCCAGCAGCTGCCAAAGGGCGGACTTGCTCGGGCCCATAATTACCCAGTCATCCATGTAGCGGGCATAAAAACCGTAACCCAAATCGTCTGTGACGTAGTGGTCCAGGGCGTCCAGGTACACGTTGGCGCCCAGCTGGCTGGTTAGGGCGCCAATGGGAATACCGACACCTTCCGCGCCGTGGGGCTTGAGGATGCGCCACCACAGTCGCAGCACGGAGCGGTCAGAGATCACCCGGGTGATCTGCCGGAACAGGCGGCGGTGGTCGATACTGGGGAAGTAGCGGGCGATGTCACCCTGTAAAACGTATACATCGCCCCAGCGGGCCTGGGCTTTGCGCAGCATGCCCTGGACGTTGGCGGTGCAGGAGTGTGTGCCCTTGCCCTTCCGGCAGGCGTAACTGTGATGAATGAAACGCCGCTCGAAGTGGGGTTCCACCACCCGATGCAGCGCGTGATGCACCACCCGGTCGCGGAACTGGGGCGCTTCGATCACCCGCGGCTTGGGGTCGTACACGGGAAATGAGGTGAAAGGGCTTGGCTGCCAGCTGCCCCACACCAGGTGGTTGTGAATGTTCAGCAGCTCCTCTTCCCAGTGGCGATGAAAGCGCATGATGTCGGGCTTGAATCGTTTGCCCTTGCGGGCTTCGTGGTAGGCGCGAACCAAGTTGTCCCAGCTGGACACCTCGGGCCACAGGTTATTTGCCGTCTTTGGCATTACTGCTCCGGTGATGGGTGGTGCAAAGAAAAGCGGCGCCACTTTCAGCCATAGGCCTACTCGCCGCACCGCCGGTGTATCTTTCGTCTTCCCAGACGCGGACCAAAGCCCCGATTCCTTGATGGATCGCTTGCAGCGCTGACCATAATCAGGCGCTGTCGGTGCAAACCCGAGGGGTCGCAGACAGCCCGGAACCCAACATTGCTATTCACATTCCAGGGATTGTTGTTCAGGTTCACGCAACGCGCGCCGGCCTCGGCGGCGTTGTTCCAATTGCCGCCTACGGCTTTGGCCCTTTGAATCGCTTGATCAGGCCGCCAATGATGCGGCCGATTTCAGCGAGGTGCTCGGTGACGATCTTCAGCCGCCGGGTACTCAGGTAGCGGCGGTCAAAGGCATGGCGGATGAAGTGCCGCAGCACTTCCAGTTCCACGTCCACTTCAAACAGCCACCGCACTTTGTCGCGGGACTTCTGCGCCCGGATGGTGTGCCGCACCAGGGTGTGCACACAGTTCTTGATCTGGGTGCTCAGGGCGAATTTCTCGGCCTTGGGGAATCTATCCACCACCGGAAACAGCCACTTGGCCAGATCGTCGAGCTTTTCGTACAGCGCAAAGTCCCGCATTAAAACAGATATCCAGATAACAGATTACAGAGAATCGCAGACAGCCCGGAACCCAACAGCGCTAGACACATCCCAGGGAATGTCGCTCAGGGTCACGCAACGCGCGCCGGCCTCGGCGGCGTAGTCCCAATAGCCGCCGAACAAGGCAGTGCGGAATTCTCCCCCATACCACTGGCCATGGTCATTCACACCATCCTTGCCGGTGTTCAGGTCGTTTTTCCAGCCAATGCCGGAGACGCGGTCGTAGTACATGTTCGATTGCTGGTAAATGTTGCCGCTCGGCTGGTCCACGTTCAGGCAGCTGACGCACTCAAACCCATACCCAGTGTGATCGCCAGTGTTTATGCGTCCAGCCGCCCCGGTCGCACCCTGGGGCACGCCATAGGCGAACATCAGGAATTCGGTATAGTCGGGCAGGCGCTTGCCGGCATTGCGCACCAGGCGGCTGTAATCGAGGCGGGAATACCCCTCGGTACCGGTGAGCGGCGTGGTGTTGTAGGCCGACACTGGAACGGTTTCTGGCCAGGCGGTACCGTCTTCGCTGGCCAGATAGATGTCCGCCCAGAGCTGGCCCGGGATAACCTCCACCATGCCGGAGGGGTCGCACTTGGGCCGATGCTGCAGGTCCCAGCAGCTGTTTGGGAGGATCTGGGTGGGCAGCACGGCTGGGGCGCTGTAGGCGTCAGCCAGAGGGCGCACCTTGCCATAGTGGAAGCCGCCGATCTTGCGGCTGTTGTCGGCGGTGTAACCGGTCGGCACCGTGCTGTTTTTGCTGGCCAGCCACTGGGCCACGCCAGTGGAAGCCTGCACCGCGTAAAGGTAGACATCGTCACCCAGCGACAAGAGCGCTACGCCGCCGTCATGGTTGGCCGCGGCGGTCGGGTTCCAGTTGGTGGCGCTTTCCAGCAGGTAGCCATTGCTGTTGCCGCCGATGTTCACCATGCCCTCTGGCAGGTTGAGGGTGTCACCGGCGCCTTTCTCGATGTGCCCGAACAGGCTGACAAAGCCGGCCGCCATGGCCGGTATGATGATGCGATCGCCAGAGGCCATTACTGTGCTCCTTCAATTGTGTCGATGAATTGCTGCACCTCGGCCTGAGTAAAGCCCAGCCTGTGGATGCGGGCGGTCGGGTCCTCCTCCAGCGTGAACTGCTCGCGCTCGCCGTCGTCGTTGGTCAGCACTCGATACTGTGGCTCGTCACCGGTTGGCTGCTCGCCCGCCGCCAGGATGCGGTCAAACACGTAGCGGGTGGTGTTGTCTTGCAGACCGCGCAGGAACGCCAGGCCGCGTTCAATGTTGGCCTGGGTGGCCCACTTGGAGCCGAGGTAGCTCGTCAGGTGTTCCACGTCGTGCCGGGTCTTTATGATTTTGGGGTAGCCGTACATTAGATTTCCTCCAGGGCGAGGGAGCCATTCACCAGGATGAATTTGTGGGATGTGATGGGCACGCGGGCATCGATGGCGGACTTGACCCCGGACGGTGTGGTAGCCCTGTCGCCCCGGGCGCCGGCCAGGTGTTCTGCCGGGTCTGCGAATTCGACCATGCCCTGGGCGCTGGTTGTGGCGACCGGGTGCGCTCTGCCGTTTTCGTGGGTTTGCAGTGCCTGGGCCGCCGCTTCGCCGATGTTGTCAGCGTAACCGCGCGTTGCCAGCACCACGGATGGGTCCACTTTCAGGGTCACGGCGGCGGTGTCGGATACTTCCATCACGAACCGGATGGTTTGGGTGCGGCTGGAGCCTTCCGCCAAAACCGGTTTGTAGGTTTCGGGGTAGTTGCCGTAGCCGATCAGGTCGCCTTCGATATCGAATACGCCGATCTCCCGAATGGTCCAGCCGCCCACATCGGGTGGCAGCACTTGCTCCACCACCACCCAGTTCGGGTTCTGGTCGTCCACCTCGCTCAGATTGATGGGTGCCCGGCGTACTTCATTGACCAGGGTGGTGCGCGATGTATCCGGCACCGGCAGGGCGCCATTGCCATCGCCCACGGCCAGGTCGGTGATATCGATGGTTTGGCCCAGGGCGATGGCGTTGGCCAGTTTGGCCTGGCCCACGTCCGTCAGTAGGGTGTAGAAAGTTGCCATGCGTGCTCCTATAGCGGATAAACCGTTGCTGAGTCGTTGCTGTCGGTGGCCATGCCCACGTAAGTGGCCCCGGAGACTTCAATGGTGCCGGGCTGGTAGGGCCAGACGGCGGTGACATCGCCGTCGTAGACGGCCATGCCGGCGAATATGCGGCCGGAACTCTCGCCCGCCAGATCCAGCCCGGTGATGTGGCGGCTGACCGGCTTTGCGTCGTCCACCAGTCGTTCCAGTTCCAGGTACATTGCCTCGGTTATACCCTTATCGAGCACGCCGATCTTGAGGGCGAAGGTGCCCGGTGTCCCCAGCGGCTCTGTTTGCCACCACTCGGTCACTTTCAGCAGATAGCCCAGCGGCTCCACCACCCGCCGCAGGGCGCTAACCGTTCCCTTTTTCTTGTGGACATAGAAGCTGGTGGCGATCACCTCCCGCTTGGCGGCTTCCGTCCAGGTTGGGTCCCAGCGGTCAACGCTGTACGCCCAGGCGAGATACGGAAGCAGGCGTGCCGGGCAGGTGTGCGGGTTCCACAGGGTGCGCAGTGGTACCGGTACCCGCTGGATGTCGGCCAGGGCTTCAGAAGCTGCACGCTCCAGGGGTGTGGCGTTGCTGGGAAGCAGTGGCTGTCTGTCTTCACTCATCACTGCCACCGATCACTACGCTGGTGCCCGTGCAGTGCGCAGCCTCGGTTCCATCCAGCACCAGATCGCCCAAAGGCTGAACCAGGTCTACCCGCTGGACGCCCTCAACATGAAGCGCAGCATGTAGCGCCGATATCCTGATATCGCGCCCTATGCGGCGCTGTTCGGTTACGTACTGGGTTAGCGACTCCTGAGCGGCTTCTAATATAGGCTCCTGCTCCGGGCCCGGGTAAACGTATAGCGTTGCCTCCACCTGATAGTTGATGATCTGCGCAGACTGAACAGACAGACGGTCGCCTACGGGGCGGATATCCTCCGCTGACAGCGAGTTCATCACGATGTCAATGATCTGCTGGCTGGCTGTGCCATCGCCCTCGGTAGACAACAGGGTGACAGTGACCTCGGTTGGTGCCGGGCTTTGAGCCTTGGCATCGGATACGCGGCCATCAGCTGACAGGGCATGAAATTCATAAGCGCCCGTGGGTCCGGCCACACTTAACCCTTCCCATGAGCGCTGAGAACGAAGCCGCAGGCTTTCGTCGGTCTCATAGGTTGGCGGTACCGGAGGGATGGCGTCCGGATCGCCCGGGTCGACCATGAGGCGTTCGGTGTCGAAGTTGGCCACCAGGCTATCCAGGTCTTCATCGCCGGAATAGGCCAGCATGTTGGCCACCGCGGCTTCGTTGACACGCTTGCGCCAGATCACCTCGCGGTAGGCGTTTTCCTGCAGCTGAATCGTTAGGGGCTCGGATTCCAGTGTCAGAGTTTCTTCCACTTCTTCGCGCCGGTCTTCCGGCACCAGGGAGAGCAGTTTCTGCTTTCGCTCTGCCAGGATGGATTCAAAATCCAGCTCCTCGATGACCTTGGGGCGGGGCAGTCTGGAAAGATCGATCGGGCCGCTCACTGGCTGCCTCCCAGTGGTACCTGAACCACGTCTGTTTCACCGGTGTCGGTTCGGGTCAGGGAAATGTCCAGGATGAACTGGCCGGCCGTCCCGAAGCTTCGGTTCACGCTGCCCACCTTGACGCGGGGCTCCCATTCACGGATGGCGACCACGGCTGCGCTGTAGAGCCGCAGGATGTTTGCCTGGGTCAGCGGCTGGTCGATCAGGGAGGGAATCACGGATCCGAACTCACGTCGCATCACCCGGGAGCCCAGCGGCGTGTTGAGTATTTTGCCGATGCTCTGGCCGATGTGCTTGGGTCCGGCGAGACTGCGGCCGGTCGCGGCGTTCATGCCCATCATTCCACCTTGTAGGTTCCGGCGCTGGATCCGCCCGTGACGGGCACCTGAGCGTTGCTCTGAATTTCATCGACCACGGCGTTTGCCAGCGCTTCTGCCATTCGCTCCACCCAGCTGTGTTGGCCCGTTGCGGTGGCGCCCATGGCCTGCATCTCGCTCACAATCCGGCCCTTCAGGGCGCTTTTGCTCAGTGCCATGCTTACTCCCCTGCCGTGACGGTGCTGGAGCCGTTGCCGTGCGGGTTACCGGTGAAATGGCAAATATGGCCCGTGGTCACCACCGGCTTGCCGTCGTTGTGGTGTATTTTCTCGGCGTTCACTTTGCAGATGCCGGCCACGGCGGTGGTGGCATTGCCGCCGACGTTCACAGTGGCGTCTCCGGTTATGTTGATGTTCGCTTTCCCGGGCAGGCTGGCCACCAGCTCCTTTTTGACGTGGTCGTAGGTGATGACCGCGCCATCCGGGTACACCTGCTTATGTTCGTCGGGGCTCGCTGACGGGGCGTTATTGGTGAACAGGCCCACGATGATCACCGCCTGGGCAAGGTCACCCGCCGGGGAGATCAGGACTACCTGTTCGCCCACCGTGGGGGGGTTCCACTCCTGGGTGGTTCCGGCACGTAAGGTGGTCCACTTCTGCCAGCCAGTCAGGTTGTCGCCAGCCCGCACGCGGGCGCGGGCGGCTTCATGGTCCACCTCGGCGATGGTTCCGATGCGAACCAGGTTGTTGATCAGACGGAAGGCTTCAGCAAGTGTGTTCATGAGGTAAGTTTGTGGTTTCGGCGGCTACAAATAGAAGCACTTGACTTTGTTGCCCCTGAACCCACAAAAATTTAGGGCTCTATGTGGCTCAGAATGCTGTCTGCTATCAGCTCCAGGTCTGAGCCGCTGAAGCCCAGCAGTTCACGGGCCGGGTAATCGTAGGTGGGGCCGTTTTTGTCGACTTTCGCGCGCAGCCCGTAGTGGTGGATGGCGGCGATTCGGCCTGCCTGACCAGCGAAGGAAAGGCCCATGTGGTCCGGGCTGGTGTTGATTTTAAGGTATTTGGCCGTTCTCAGCTTGGTGAACATGGCCTTCTTGCGGATGGCGCCTTTCTTGCCGCGCAGGTTGCGCGTTTTCCTCGGCTCCCAGCTCTGGCCGTCGGGGCTCTGCTGCTGTTTGATGCGTTCCTGGTTGGCCTTGCGCAGATCGCGGGAGACGGCTTTCATCAGCTTGCGCCGTTCCGCAGGCTCCAGCTTACGGATCAGAGGCTCTACCCATCCGGCCAGGGCGTCCAGTTCATCATTGGTCGCCATCGACTGGCTCCGCAAGGCCGTGCAGGTCGGCTATGATCTGCCATTCCGCGTCGCTGTTCATTTCCAGTGGCGGATCTGGCAATACGTGTTCAGCCACCAGGCCAGCTTCTGTGCTGGTGACAATCACTCTTTCGGTGATGTTCACGGTGATACTGATGTCATAGCTGTTGTTGTTCAGCAGCTCGGCTTCGAAACTGATGGTGTTGGCCGGATCGAAACCTGGTTCCCGCACCTTCAGCCAGGACAGGATCGGCAGGATGATGTCGTCCACGTTGCCCGCGAAGTCGGTGATAATCAGCCGGATCGGAAGGGTGTACATGTGGCTGAGGTTGGAGCCTTGCCAGAATTCGATGTTGCCGTCTTCGATGAAGGTAAGCAGCTTGTCCGGGTTGTTTTTGATGCCCGAAACATTGGCCAGTATGTGGTTTCGCAGATCTGCCAGCTTTCTCATCCCGGCTCCGGTTTGCTCAGTGTTCGGGCTTGGGTTTCGCAGTCATCCACTTCGTTGGTGATTTCTGCCATGCGCTCGTTCAGGGTGTTCAGCTTCACCGCGTACTGGTCAATCAGATCCAGCAGGTTGTCGTTCTTTTTCAGGGTCGCCCGGCTGGGGTGGCGTTCCGGTATCGCCAGTGGCTTTACGTTCCCGCACACCAGGTAGTCCGTGGTCTGTATATAACGGACTTTCCCGGAGCATGCGGACAACAGCACCAGGCAGGTCAGCGCCAGCCCACTTTTTATACGCTTCATTCTCTTCCTCCAGGGCCGCACGCTTCGCTTTCTCGGCGTCCAGCGCGGCTTCAAGGTTGGCTTCTACCCGTTCGATGTGGCGGATTCGGTCGGCCAGGCGATCACGGGCAACGACCATTTCGGCCAGTCGCCCCTTCGTTTCCTTGTTTTCCTGTTGCTGCCGGTCCAGAGCTCCGGAGACAGACGCCAGCTCGCCGCTGGTTTCCAGGTTGCGTTCAATGCTGTACCAGAGAGCGCTGCACAGGGCAGCGACCACCAGGCCGATCACCAGGTACACCTTCATTCCTGCTTTCTCCCGCTGTTGACGTAGAAGGCGAACCAGGCGGCTGCGCCGGTCCAGATCACGTTGGCGTACAGCTGCTGGGCGGTGGTTGGCTCGGGCAGCGTGGTGAACCACTGGTGGGTGTCAAAACACAGCCAGCCGTAAAGGATTACCAGCAGGCGAGGGACTACGCGCCAGGCGTCCAGCTGTTCCGGAGTGAGTTTCACGCAGCACGCCCCAGATTCCGGTACCGGTCATACGCTGCCGCCATCCGAGTGTCGTACTGGTTACGGGCGTAGGCTGGACCGTTGTAGCGCTCGGCAAAGGCGGGCCAGTCGCGATCCTTCAGGGCGGCGTGCAGGGCTTTGTCCTGTTTGATGAAGCGAACAAAGGCTTCCAGGTGTTCGCCCTCGCTGCGGTGCATGGCTTCGGAAAAGTCGGCCGCTGAGGCGTAGCCCAGGTGTTGCCAGTGGAAACCCATGATCTGGAACAGGCCCCAGCTGGCTGACTCGGTGCCGGCTTTAGGGTCGATCACGCAGGCTCTTTGCAGCCGGCGCCACTCGGATTCGCCGCCAACGTAGCCACCGGGCTTGCGGTTGACCAGGCCGGGGAATTTAGCGGCCGCATCTTCGCGCTGGTCATCAGCCATCTGCCGGTACATGACGTGGCGCTCAAACAGGATGACCGGGCGTCCGGAGCGCAGGAAGCCGGTTTCCTTGCTTTCCACTTCCGTGACCGCCTTGATAGCGGCCAGCTGAACGCCCAGTGTTCGGGCAGCGGTCTTCAGGTCTTTCTCACTGAGTGATCGCCCGCCGTCATCGGTGGTGGCAGGCTCCAGCCGGGCCAACGTGGCCGGGCCAGCGATGCCGTCAACGATCAGACCCTGCTGGCGCTGGAAGCGGATAACGGCCTTTTCAGTGGATTCGCCGAACCATCCGTCTACCTCGATGGCGGCACCTGAATTTTTCAGCAGGGCCTGAAGCGCCGAAACCCGCTGGCCTACGTCTCCGATTCTGATCATTGTGCAGTTACTCCAACATTGAAATGGCGGCGGAAAAAAGCTCCTTGCGCATGACGAAGGCCAGCCCACCAATGCCCAACAGGACCCACACGGCACCGGCGAAAAACCAGACCTTGCGGGCCAGGCTTGAAACACTGTTGTTCAATCCCTGGAAGGCGGTGCGGGTGACTTCCTCGCTTTTATCCATGCGCTTCTGGTTCTGTTCCAGGAAATCTTTCAGCACCTGCTGGGTTTCCTGGTGGTTTTCCTTCTGATCGACAGCAAGGCTGTGCAGATCCTTGTGGATACCGGCTACGGCGCCCTCTAGGGCGTTCACTCGTGGGTGAAGGTCCTCCAGGTGTCGCAGTCTTGCCGCCCAATCCAAGGCGACCATCTCTTGAAGTTGCATCACTTCAGCCTGTTCGTCTGACATTCCGTCTCCCTAATTCCACAGCTGGACGGTCGACTGGGTGGGTTGGCGGTCAGCCTCTGGCAGCTTCACCAGGGTTCCCGCAGGGATGATGGGGCCCAGGCCTGCCAGCCCGGGGTTGGCTTCATAGGTGGCTTCAGTCACGCCGGCGGTATGCCCATAAACCCGGTAGCAGATGCGATCCACGGTATCGCCCTGTATCGCCCTGACTTCGATCATCAGATCAGCTCCACGGTGGTTCGGGGCCGGCCACGAATGTCCGAGAGCGCCCAGGCAGCATCGCGGCGGTAGTCGTCGTCGGTCATTTCCAGTGCTTCGGCGCGGTCGTGACCGGCGCCGGTGCTGTCGTAATCCCGGTACCGCTCCACCAGGTTGGATTTGGCCAGTGACCAGACCGCACGCAAATACAGGGCCTTGTAATAACCGGGTGGCTGCCAGTTGGGCTGGGGTGAATTCTCGATATCGTCAACGCCGGCATCCAGTTGTTCCTGCATCCACTTGGACAGCAGCTGGTTTGCTTCGTACATCGCCGCCTCAAGGGCATGAACCGCCCGGTGGTCGGTGACCGTGCCATCGATGCGCATGGATTCCCGGAAGTCCTGAAGCAGGAGATCGGGGAAAAAGCTGGCGTTGGTGATGGTGATGGTTTCGGTGGTACCACCGGCTGCAATCAGGCTCATGGTGCCTCCGTATGAAGGCGGTGGACGGGGCCGTAGAGCTTCTGGCGTGGCCTTGGCTCAGGGCCCCGTGCCGCCTGGCGTCGGGGTGCCGACTCGGGTCCGGCTATTCGCCGGAATTCTTCAGTTCTTTTTTCAGGGCCTCGATGTCCTTCTTAACGCCCACCCGATCGTTCAGTTTCAGGGCGCGTTCAAGTGCTTCCTTGGCCTCCTCCGGCTTTTCGAGAATCCACAGGCGGTACCCGTAGGCCTTGAACAGCTTTGCCTTTACCTGGTCGTGCATGTCGGATTCACCAAACATGTCCACCGTGCGCTTAACCGCTTCGATGATCTCCAGATCCGGATCTTCGCCTTCAGAATTCAGGGCATAGTCCGCGACTGTTTCGGCTACCAGATTGGCAGTGGAGCGCTGATATCGATCTGGCGTCTCCAGGCCGTGGTTCACGGCGTATTCTGCAATGTCCAAACCGGTGGATAGATCACCCACGTCCAGGTACCAGACCATCAGCGTCATCAGCACTTCATCCTGATGCCCTGGTGCTGCCTCCAGCACCCCCTTCACATACTCTTCGTAGTTGGGCAGAAGGTCGCGCTTGGCCTCTACCTTGCGCTCGATGCTCTGGATGTCGTGCAACCGCCGGGTGTCTTCGATGATCGCCGCCAGGTGCAATTCATACGCGTCGCCTGTGGGTCGATCGGGCGTTGATGCTGATGCCTGCTTCTCAACCAGCTTGCGCTGGTAGCGCTTGGCGGCCGGGCTGAGCGGACCACCGCCCGCCGGCTGCTTCTGGAATGGGTTCGGCTTTGCTGCCTTGCCGCGC